TCTTGCTCTCCCATGGAATGGAGGGGGAAGCGTCTTGCTTCCCCCTGGCTTTGCCTAGTCGGCCTTTCTGGCTAGGCTGGCTTGGTTGGCCTTGATGAATGCCTCAAGCTCCTCCTTCACCTCCAAGATCCGCTCCCATTGGCTAGCATAGGCAGTGATTGGATACCTTCCCATGCCATAGATGCTCAACGCCCCCTTCTCGCTGACCTTGAACACAAGGCGCTGCTTTGGCTTTGCCAAGTCGGCCTTGAGTTGGGCGTTCTCCGCCTTAAGCTGCTGGATCATAGCATAGAGTTCGTCATTGCTGATCGTGGTCGTGCTCATGCCCTTGCTCCTTCTCGGCTTGGCCGCAATGGCCTTTGCGCCGCCCCCCATAGATGCGCCTCCCTGGCGCTTTTTGCAAATCACAAAATCGTGATCGCCCATCACAAAATCGTGATCGCCCCCTTGCCCTGGCCTTGGCTCATCTCCCCTCATCCGCTCCTCATCCTCCTCTCAAGCCGCTCAATGCCTCAACACCTCTCTACACGGGTCTTCTGACCGAGGGGGGATCTTCTCTTAGGGGGTTAAAATTTTTTTTTTTTTTAAGAACACACTATGCCAACTTTAAAACCCCCGGGGTGGGAGGTGATGAGAAGGATGAGCGTCTTGAGCGCTTGATGAGGGGAGGATGAGCGTAGATGAGCCATAGCCAGCGGGATTGTTGAGCAATTCCTGCCCTTGGGGCCAGACTTCGAGCCTTTGGCTGACCAGCTTCTCGCCTTCGCTGGGTATTGAGGGACGCCCCCGGGGGCCAAAAGCCGCCCTTTCGCGGGGCCGGGAGGTCTTGGGCGCAAAATATACCAAAACTCAATAGGACCAAAATCCTACTGCTTCGCAGGGTGCGGCAATATGCCGCAGGGCCAAAGGCCAGGCCAAGCGAATAAAGGGCTTGACAAAAAGGGCCGGCTGTGAGAGGGTAGAGTAGGAGGGACTTTGTCCGTGACTGAAGACGATCGACTGAGGTTCAACTACGCCTTGCTGCACGAACGGGTCAAGCGAAGGCCTTGGAGGGACGCGGAGATCAGCCTTGCCGCTGGCTCGCCGCCGCCGGTGACCTTGCCACGGCTTCGCTGCCAGCAGAGAGACGAAGATGGAAATCTTCTCGATTGAGCCCTTGACCTTGGAAGAGGTGGCCTCGTGCAAGCCGAGGGTCCAAAGCCTTCGTCACGCCCACCACACCATGGCCAAGCTCCTCGCAAGAGGCTTGAAAGACTCCGAGGTCGCGCGGATTACCAACCGCAGCCCGCCTACTGTGCGGAACTTCCGCTTGGTCCCCGCCAACGCCGAGCTAATCGACAGCTACGCGGGCGACACCGACGAGGAGATCACCTCCCTCATCGACTACAGGCGCACCGCAATGGTTGCAGCGGAAGTGAAGGCCATGGAGGAAATCATCCATCGCCTTGACACAGTGCCAGACCAGATCTCGACCTCGGCCTTGCTTGCCATTGCGGCCAACTCCCAGGACCGCTCAGGAATCGCCAAGCAGACCGTGAGCCTGAATATGAATCTCGACTTTGGCTCGAAGCTCGACCGGGCCAGGGAACGGTTGGCGAAGCTGCAAGAGGCGAGGAAAGGAACGCTTGACAACGTCATCACTCTGGTGAGGGGTGGGAAGTGATGGATCTAGAAAAGCTTCGCCAGGATCCCTTGGCCTTTGTCCTGGCGATCATCCCTTGGGGAGAAGAAGGTTGGCCTTTGGCCCCAGCGCCTTGGCAACTAGAGGTCCTCCAGCACCTTGAAGCCCTGAAGGATATCAAGAAGTGAGCGCTGACGACCGAGTGCTTGAATGGCTGGCCTCGGTCTCCTCCGATCCCTTGGCCTTTGTCCTCGACGCTTTCCCTTGGGGCGAAGGAGTCCTCCGCAATTCCCCTGGCCCTGAAGGCTGGCAAGTCCAGATCCTCGAACGGGTCCGCGATGGCCTTCCCCTTGACCAAGCCATCCAACTAGCCACCGCCAGCGGCCATGGGGTCGGCAAATCCGCCCTTTCCTCCTGGCTCATGCTCTGGGCCATCTCCACCATGACCGACACTCGCGGTGTGGTGACAGCCAATACCGAGACTCAGCTTCGGACCAAGACCTGGGCCGAACTGGGCCGTTGGTACAACTTGTTCATCGCTAAGCACTTGTTCAAGCTGTCTCCAACGGCCCTCTACTCAGCCGACCGTGACCGTGAACGCACCTGGCGCATCGACATGGTGCCTTGGAGCGAAAGGAACACCGAGGCCTTCGCGGGCCTGCACAACCAAGGGAGAAGGATCCTTGTCCTTTTCGATGAAGCCTCAGCTATCCCAGACATCATCTGGGAAGTTGCCGAAGGTGCTCTCACTGACCGAGATACTCAAATTATCTGGTGCGTCTTTGGCAACCCAACCCGTAACACTGGGCGCTTCAAAGCGTGCTTTGACCCAGGTTCTCCGTGGAAGACCACCCGAGTCGATAACCGCACGGTTTCTTTCACCAACAAGGACCAGATAGCCCGTTGGATCGCGGCCTACGGAGCCGAGAGCGATTTCGTCAAAATCCGCATCCTTGGCGAGTTCCCTTCCCAAGGCGAGATGGAGTTCTTCGTTGCCTCAGAGATCGACGCCGCAATGGCACGGGAGCCCGAGGAATCCTTTGGCGCTTTGGCCTTGGGCGTTGATGTCGCCAGATTCGGAAGTAATTTCTCGGTCATATTCCCCAGACGGGGTCGTGATGCTCGCACTATTGCGCGACGACGCTATCAAGGGCTTAGCACTGTTGACTTGGCGCTCAAGATCCAAGACGCGTCCCGGGACCTCAGGGCAGACGGAATCCTAATCGACGGAGGTGGCATCGGTGGAGGTGTTGTCGATCAAGTGCGCCATTTGCAACTCCATTGTTTCGATATCCAGTTTGGAGGACGCCCGAACCCTTCCGCGGAGTGGAACACGCTGGGTGAGGTCTATGCGAACAAGCGAGCAGAAATGTACGGGTCTCTGCGTTCTTGGATTAGAGCCGGAGCCCTGCCAAATGATCCAGAGCTTAGGCGGCAACTCCTCTCGATCACCTATACGTTTAATAACAAGGACGCCATCATCCTGACCTCGAAGGAGGTGATGATGCGGGAAGGCAAAGACTCCCCAGACGATGTCGATGCCTTGGCGCTGACCTTCGCCATGCCCTTGGAGCCAAAGCCAGCCCGTCATGGTGGCTACCAAGTCCCAGTTCAACAAGACCACGGCGAATACCATCCCTACGCCGCCTTGACGCAGAACGACTACAACCCCTTGGATCTTGTCGCATGATCTCTACCCCAACGCCTCCGCCGCCGCCAACTCCGCCAATGCCCCCGGCGCCACCGATTATCACCCAGCAAACACCTGGTGCTAGGACCCCTGGGGCTCAAGCCGCGCCCCTGGCTGGCTTTGGCTCTACCATCCTTGGCCAAACCGCCCCAGGCAACAAGGGCCAGAAGACCCTGCTAGGACAGTAACATGCAAGTGCCTAAAGGCCCAAAGGTCGTGCCGCTCCATGGAGCCTCAGGCCAACCCTCTGCGACTGACTACATGATGGCCTTGGCTGTGATGCGACGCCATGGGCGATTGGGCCCAGACTTCGAATCCGCTCTCCGTGGCCAGACCCCTAAGCCTCTGGCTCCTCCTGCTGTGGACTCAATGACCTCTGATGTCCCCTCCAGTCAAGCTTAACTTCACCAGGGACGATGCGGTTGCCCTTGGCATCAAGATGCCAGCGGAGGTGGACCTCCGTCTTCGCCGCCATGCCGAGCAACGCCTCCTTGGCCTTCGTATCAACCGCTACTCTTGGTGGGTCCATGCTCGAGAACTTGCAGACTTCTTCCTCCCCAGACGCTACAAGTGGATCATCACCCCTAACCAGATGGGCCGTGGGTCACCTATTAACCAGCACATCCTTGACTCAACGCCAACCCTTGCCGCACGAAACCTCGCTGCTGGGATCATGTACGGCATCTCTAACCCCACCGCCCCCTGGTTCCGACTCCAATACGGCCGCATTGACTCCACCGGAACAGGCCCCATAGCCGTCTGGCTGCGGCAGGTAGAGGAGGTTCTCTACCAGGTCTTCCAAGAATCCAACTTCTACCAAGGCCTTGCCACCCTCTACTTCGACCTTGTGATCTTCGGCACAGCGTCGATGATCATCTACCAGGACAGGGCCAATGTCATCAACTGCGTCAACCCTTGCTTCGGCGAATTCTACGCTGACTGTAACCAGCAACTCAGCTTCAACGACGTCTTCTACCGCGAGTTCACCTACACCGTCGAGCAAACCGTCGAACGGTGGGGCCTTGAGAATGTCTCAGCCTCCACCGCTAGCCTTTACCGTAACCAAGGCTCTGGCCTTACACGCGAGCTTGTGATTGCCCATGGAATCGAGCCCAACTACGAGCCCCAGCGGTATGGGATCCCTTCCCACTTTAAGTATCGAGAAGTGTACTTTGAATGGGGTGGTAGCGCAAGTCCTCAAGGTGGAAGTTCTTTTGCCCCCGGTTTTCTTGAGAAGCGAGGCTTCTATGAAGCTCCTCATGTCACGCCAAGATGGGATACGGTTGCAAATGATCCTTATGGACGTAGTCCATCAATGGATGCGCTCCCAGACAACAAGCAACTCCAGCTTCAAGTCCGCCGACAAGCCCAAGGCATTGACAAGCTAGTCAACCCTCCAATGCTGGCTGACCTTCAGCTGAAGAACTCTCCAGCCCAGCTGCTTCCTGGCGGCATCACCTACATCGCTGGGCTCATGAGCCAGCCGAACCCTGGGATGCAGACTGCCTATGGCCAGTGGCGGCCAGAGCTTCAGCCGATGACGGAGAACCTCGAACTCCTCCGGCAGAGGATCAAGATGATCCTCTTCAACGATTTGTTCCAAACAATCTCGCAGTACCAGACCCGCTCGAATGTGACAGCACAGGAGATCAATATCAGGAAGGCCGAGGCCTTGATTATGCTGGGGCCGGTGATCCATCGGCTTCAGCTGGAGCTTCTTAAGCCCGCGATCGATAGGACCTTTGGCATCTGCGCTCGAGGTGGCCTTTTCCCACCAGCTCCTCAAGAGCTCCAAGGCCAAGAGCTTTCCCTCCTCTACATCTCCATGCTCTCCCTTGCCCAGCAAGCCGCCCAGACCGCTGGGATCGAAGGCCTGCTCCAATTCGTGGGTGGCCTTGCTCCAATCGATCCCGGGGCAGTGGACAAGGTCGACATCGACAAGGCCATCGAGCGCTACTCCTACTTGATGAACAACGACCCGCGGATTATGCGCAGTGACGAGCAGGTTGCCCAAATCCGTGCCCAGCGCCAACAGCAGCAAGCCCAGGCCCAGGCCGTGGAGGCGGCGCCAAAGGTGGCCAAGGCTGGCCTTGACGCCTCCCAGATCCCAGTAGGCCAAGGCCTTACTGCCTTTGATGCGATGATGGGCTCAAGGGCCCCACCAGGACTACCAGGCTAATGGCGCAACAGCATGACCCATACTCATCCCCAGAGGAGCGAAGGGCAGCAAGGCGAGCCGAAAAGGCCGCCAAGGCCCGCTTGGCTGAAGACGATGCAGTCATCCAATCCCTTATGTCCAGAGAGTCTGGCCGACGATACATCCATACCCTTCTTGGCCGCTGTGGAATCTTCACCACCTCGTTCACGAACGACTCTCATCGTACGGCCTTTAACGAAGGCCAACGCAACATCGGACTCATACTTTTGGCGGATCTCATGCGAGCCTGTCCTCAGGCTTACATCTTAATGGTACAGGAGGCTGCAAGTGGCGGACGACCAGACGACTACCCAACCGACCGATCAGACCACGACGACGAGCGCAACTACGACAGCGCTGGGCGATGGATTGGCGAAGGCGACGGACCCAACGACGAGCCCGCCAGCTTCACAGGACTCTAAGCCCTCAGGCCCTCCGGAGAAGTACGAAACCTGGAAGCTGCCAGATGGCTATGAGCTTGACGCTGGGGTCAGCGAGGAGGCAGCGCCGCTCTTCAAAGAACTCGGCCTTTCCCAAGACCAAGCCCAGAAGCTCGTCGACCTCTACTCCAAACACGCCATCAAGTCCGCGGAAGAGCACAACGCCGCTGGGACCAAGTGGTGGAACGATCGCCAGCAAGCTTGGCGGGATGAACTCCGCAATGACCCCCAGGTAGGGAAGCTTGTTGGAAGCAATGGAAATTTTGGGCCTGATAGTCCTCTGGTGCAGACCGTTAATCGGGCCCTTGATGGTCTGCAAAACCCGAAGCTTGCCGCTGACTTCAAGGAAGCGATGGACTCGACCGGCGCGGGCAACAACCCGGCCTTTGTGAAGGTCCTATATGCCTTGGCCAGTAAGGTAACCGAGGGCACTGACTACGTCGTAGGAGGCGTACCGAAGGGCAACTCTGCTCGACCGTCCCCTGCTGCGGCGATGTACCCCAACCTTCAGAGCGAAGCAGATAGGAGATAACAATGGCTGTTACAGGTGGCGCACTTGCCATCACATACGCCGACTGGGCCAAGCGGCTCGAAGACGGCTACAAGATCGCGACGATCATCGAGATCCTTTCGCAGACCAACGAGATCCTTGAGGACATGTACGTCCTCGAAGGCAACCTCCCTACTGGCCACAAGACCACCGTCAGGACTGGCCTTCCTCAGGCCACTTGGCGCATCCTCAACCAAGGCGTGCCGAATGCCAAGTCAACCACAGCCCAGATCGTCGATACGTGTGGGAACTTGGAGACTTATGCGGTCATCGATAAGGACATAGCGGACCTGAATGGCAACACCCAAGAGTTCCGCCTGTCAGAAGTCATGGCCTTCCTTGAAGGTATGTCGCAGCAGGTGGCGGCCACACTTATTTATGGAAATCAGGGCATCAACCCCGAGCGCTTTACTGGCCTTGCGCCTCGATACTCAACCTCCAATACCGCTAACTCTCAGACAGCTAACAACGTGATCTCTGGCGGTGGTTCCTCCGCGACCATGACCTCGATGTGGATCCACGTCTGGGGCAACGACACGGCCCATGTGACCTTCCCCAAGGGCAAGATCACTGGCCTTCAACATCGGGACATGGGCGAGTGGCCTGTCCTTGACTCCAGCGGCAACACCTACCAAGCCTACCGTGACCACTTCAAGTGGGAGATCGGCTACGTCCTCAGGGATTGGCGCTACGTCGTCCGCATCCCCAACATCGACATCGCCCAGCTGACTGGTGTCTCAGCGGCCAACCTGATCAACCTCCTGGTCCGCGGCCTCTACCGCCTCCCCACCGCCCCGGCCTCAGCCGCTACCATCCAGACCTCCGACACGCCTCAGGTCAGGGCCAACATGGGCCGGACGGTGATCTACTGCAACCGCATCATCCGCACCTATCTCGACCTTCAGGCGATGAACAAGACCAACGTCCTGCTGCGGATCGAGGAGTTCGATGGGAAGCCGGTGACGACCTTCCGTGGGATTCCCATCCGAACGGTTGATGCGATCCTCAACAACGAGACTACGGTGTAAGGAGCTTAGCTATGATCCTTGACTTTCTTTTCCAATTCTCTGCTGCCGCGGGCGATGCTATGCCCAACGCCGGCACGACAACCTCGACCAACATCGTCGATATCGGTATCGGCCTTCAGACTACCACCAATCCTAACGGCCTTGCCATCCCTGGCGTTGCCGCAGGTGCTGGTGCAAGGGACCTCGGCATTGGCGATGACCCGGCGATCAAGATCCTTGCTGAGGTTGTAGTGGCTGGCGCTGGAACCACGATCCAGATCAACGTCCAGGGCGCTCCTGACAACGGCTCTGGTGCGCCTGGCGCTTTCACCACCTACGTCTCAGGCCCGGTGATCGCAAACGCCAACGCTGTGGTAGGTGCTCATCTGCTTGACATCGACCTTCCCCGGCCGCCAGCTGGTGCAGCCCTTCCAAGGTACCTCCAACTCCAATACGTCTCAACCGGCAACGAATCGGCCATGATCGTCAAGTCCTGGGCCGTCCTCGATCGTTGGGACCAAATCGTCTCCACCGCCTCGGTGCCCTCTGGCTACCCGGCCGGTGTCAACATCCTCAACTAGGAGCATCACCATGCGCTTGTTCCTCCCGCTTCCCCGGTTGGCGCTTGGTGGGCTGGTGGGCCTCGGCATTATCGCCGGGGCCTACCTTGCCAAAGGCCAAGTCAGCATCTCCTCTCAAGGCCTCCTTGGGAGCGAGTTTGTCGAGATTGCTCAAGGTGGAGCCGGCGGCTCCAGCATCTTCACCACCACCGGCCGCCTCTCGTCAGGCTACTCGAACGTCTTCTTCTCGGCGTTTCCATCCTCATTTACCGTCGGTACTCTCGCTGGAGCCGTCAACACTGCTGCGATGGTCAACGGTGGGGTGGCGCTGATTAATGCTGCCAACACTGCCCAGACCTTCACCATGCCGCCGAACCCAGTCATCGACGGCACCATCATTGGGTTCTGCAACGTCACCAACGCTGCATGGGCAACCAACGCCGTGACCATTGCAGCCAACACTGGCCAGACCCTGTCAGTCAACAACACCCTTACCACCCTGGGTGCAGGGAACTGCGGGCGCTTCATTTGGAACCAAGCCCAGGCCACCTGGTATCGTGTGCAATAGGAGATTCGAATGGCAAAAGGAAAACCGAAACCGAAGCCAAGGCCTAAGCCGTCAGGGCCCAAGCCGCCGGTCAGGACGGGAGGCTACTAATGGGCGAGTGGATCATCGCGCATAAGAGGCAAGTGGTTGGCCTTGGGCTAGCCATTGGCCTTGCCCTTGGGGTGGCCTTTGGCCTTGTCCTGGTGACCTCGCCTGGCAAGGCCCAGGTAGGCCCACCCAACCAGATCCTCTGTAACAACGTTCCACAGCAACCTGTTGCAGACATCCCCACCGGCACTACCGTCAAGCTCGTAACAGAGGTTGCTGGTAGGGTCGTCGTGATCTGCGGCTGGCACGTGACTGCTACTGCTGCTTCGACGTTCAAGTTCAGCACCGGCACTGGCGCTAACTGCGCAACCAACAACGTCGTGCTGACGCCGACCTTTAACGTGTCAACTAATGCCCCTTCGCAGGACCACATTGAGTTCGCCGCTCTAAGCGTTCCCACCGGCAACGCCGTTTGCGTCACTGTTGCCGGAACGGGCCCTGCACAGGTCCTCCTTTGGTTCTCGCAGTTCTAGGAGCCCTCTCAATGCGTTGGAAACTAACCGAACCCCACTATCTCAGGGTCCCAGGGACCGTCTGGGAGCAGGTGGAGACCGATAGGGAAACCGGAAGGCAAATGCGAAAGGCCTACCCAGTTCCCCTTCATCTTGACCCAAAGAACCCCGCGGACTGGAACTACAAGCCCTCGGGTGTTGGCCATGTGAGTCTGGGCGGAGCCAGCTTTGCGGAAGGCGCAATCGTCGTTGCCCATGCGGATGGCAAGCACGAGAGCCGCGACATCATCTTCGAAGGGCCACCCACCCCAGGGATGGAGCCCATCGATGACGAGGCCAAGGAGCTCTCCGCAGGGATCAAATGGCGTGACCCGATGGACTCGGCCTACACGGAGATGAGCTTTGCGGAGAAGATGCTGGCGGATCTCCAAGGCCAGATGGCCGAGGCCTTGACGCAGGTTGGCGCTGTGCGTGCGGCTCCTGCTGATGCGGTGATCTCCGAGATGCGCGAGACTATGAACATGATGGCGCAGCTGATGACGCAGAACACCCAGCTGCTTCAGCAAATGGTCCAGCAGCCCCAGAGGCGCTTGTAGTGGCCCAATACTATCTCCTGGAGGATTTTGGAGACGACCTGTACGCCGGCACGGTCCAGACAACGGCCGATGTCGGCGGACGGTTGCCTGCCCACTGGGTTCCGTCGCCCAATGTTGACCCGATCGATCAAGCGGCCATTGCTGCCTATTTCGCCGCTGGCCCAAGGCCAAGGGGCCTTATTCGTCAACATTGGACGGCCTTTCCCGTGAGGAAGCCGGTCTTTAACTGGACCCAACAAGCCAACGGAGTTTGGTCCCTCTCTGGAATCACCTCCCAGCCTGCTGGCCTTTAGGAGCCTCAAATGATCTCAGCCCTTGGCGCCCAGACCATTGGCCCCACCTCAGGCGGCAAGGTCACGGCCATCAATACCCTTGGCACTAGCCCCTTGCAAGTGCTGGCAGCCAATCCCCAGCGTACCACGCTAACCTTCCATGCGCCTGGGACAATCGACATCTTTGTCGCTCCCTCGGTGAATGCTCAAGGCCAAGCCCTTGTCCCAAGCCTTGGCTCCCTTGGCGGTACCTTTCACATCTTCGCCGGTGGCACGCTGATCCTGACCGGGGAGATCCAGGGTTCGTGGCAGGCCTTCGCTGCCTCCTCTACCAACCAGCCCTTGACGATTATGGAGAGCAACGTGTGATGAAGCGCCTTCTCCTTCTAGCCCTGCTGCTATGTTCAACTAGCGCCCAGGCCCAGAATGTTGTCTGCCCCACTCGGCCGCCTGGTGACAACTCGAACGCTTGTGCAAGCGATCAGTTCGTTCAGCAGGCCATCTCTGGCGGCGGCGTCGGCACGTTCACCCCAGGCCAGGTCCTTGGCAATGGCACAGGCTCCACTACTGTTCCAGTACCCACCCAGCTTCCTCCAATCATTGACCAATCTATTGGCCTGACACGTGGGAGCGTACTTGAACGTGGCGCGGCTGGCTGGGCTATCGTTACCCCTGGCACATCGGCCTTGCCCTGGGTTTCTAATGGCCCTGGCGCTGATCCAGCCTACCAAGCCCTCACCGGAAGTGGCATCGCTTCTGGCACCGTCGCCAACTCCAACCTCGCCAACATGGCAGCGCATACAGTTAAGTGCCGTGACGCGACTGCTGGAGGAGCGCCGCAGGATTGTAGCTATCCAACTATCAACGTCATCGATTATGGCGCAGTTGCTGATGACTCAACCGACAACTGCACGCCGTTTACTAATGCCTACAACGCGGCTGTTGCTCAGGGTGGTGGGACGATCTATATTCCCCAAGGCGTTTACGACGCATCGTGCTTCCCTACCATCACTGTGAACAGCATCAACGTTAGGGGCGAAGGATCCTTTGGTGCAGCTGGCGCTGGGGCAACAATTCTCCGCGATACCAACACTACCGTCAATTTCATGACGATCACAGCCCAGCACAATACGATCTCCGACATCTATTTCTTTCCCAAGGTCCGTAAGACTGCTGGTTATCAAGTCGCAGTTGGCCTGCCTGGCTTTGATGTCCTCTTGTGGCGCATCCGCATTGACTTCGCCTGGAATGGCATCTCGATCGTCGATTCCTCCGGTACCCGGATCGAGAATGCAAGATTACGTTTCCTGCTCGGCACGAACGGCATATTTTACGGTGGCAGCAACGGCAACGGCAGTTTCGGCGCGATTGTAGAGCACGTCTATGCCGACAACCCCTATCCGGTCTCTGCCCCAACGCCGAGTAGCGTCAAGACCTGGGCTATTAGTACTTCGTTTGCCTCTGGCAACGTGATCAACAACAACGGTAGGCTCTATCAGGAGACCGCAGCCAGTTGCACATCGTTGGGCTCTGGTACTGGCCCCAACGGCTTGCCCGCTGGATCAACTCCAGACACAGCATTCACCAACACCATCAGCGACGGCACCTGTACTTGGAAGTTCGTTGCGAACAACAGCCTGATCTGGATCCAGAACGACAGTTTTTCCAACTCGCTGACGGCAATCAACAACGAGCTAATCGATGGTGCCTCCTGCTTCCAGATGACCGATAGCGCTAACACTGGGGCGAGCTTTCCACAGTTCTTCTCCTCCTTCGATCTGGAGTGCGATCACAACTTTACTGATTCAGTGAATCTTTCCGCGGGCAACTCTGCAATGTTTGCAAATCCGTGGTTAGGTTCCAATCTGACTGGCAATGGCCTTCAGGTGGGAACGAATCACAAGGGCGAGGTGCAGATTGTTAATGCGAGGATCCTAGGAAACAACGGCAACGGGATTCTGTTCCAGAATGGCCCAGTCAACAACATGGTCACGAATAGCCTGATAGAGAACAACTCTGTTGGAACCGCCGCTGGCACCAATCACGGCATTGCCTTTGCAGGAAACGCAAGCCACGCCATTATCAAGGGCAATCGCATTGGCGCCTCCTTCAGCGGAGGCAACAACCAGGGCTGGGGCATCATCATCAACGCTGGTACGAGCGACTTCATCGTTGCGATTGGCAATGACGTGCAGGGGAATGTGACTGGAGGTGTAGTTAACGCCGGCACTGGAACGCACAACGTAATCCGGGACAACCCCGGCTTCAATCCGGTCGGCTGTTCAGCGGCAGCAACGCTTGGGGCGTCCCCAACCACTATTACAGCCGGAGCTACTCCGGAGACGCACTATTACAAACAGACCGCCACCAACACCGCGACCATCACGGAGAATGGTCAGCAGATCGCGGCGTTGGTCAACGCGACGACTTATTACACCATCGATCTGGGGCCGAACGAAAGCACTGTCACGACGTGGGTAACGACCGCACCAACGGTCACGAAGTGCATCCACTAGAGAACCGCCGATGACCGTCTCCACAACCCTCAATAAGCAGATCTTCCCCGGCAACGGGGCAACGACTGTCTTCACGTTTGCCTTTGCGTTTCCCAACGGAACCGTGGCGCAGGTAGCGGCTGACCTCCAGGTTATCTTCACCGATGCCCTTGGGAATCAGACCACCCTTGTTCAAGGCCCTGGGACCACGCAGTACCAGCTAACGATCAATGCTCCCACTGGCACCAACCCAACGCCAGCTGGAGGCACGGTCACCTACAACCCTTCTGGCACCCCAATCCCCCTCGGCACCACCCTCACGATCCTTCGCCAGCTTCCGCTTGTCCAAGGGACCTCGATCGCCAACCAATCCACCTTCTTCCAGCCTGTGGTAGAGGCTGCCGCTGACTACCAATTGATGGTCTCCCAACAGGTTCTGGAAGTTCAATCACGTGCCCTTCAGGTCGCGGTCTCTGATCCAACGCCTTCAACTCTCCCTGCCGCCGCAGCAAGGGCTGGCCTTGTTCTAGGTTTCGATTCAAACGGCAACCCCATCGCCGTTTCCACCGCTCCTGCTGGTGTCATATCATCCGCCATGGCACCTGTGGTTGGCGCGGCTACCTTGGCCGCAGGTCGCACAGCCTTCGGCCTTGGTGCTGCTGCCACCCTTGGGATTGGGGTTGGCCTTGTGTCCTTTGGAGGGAACCTCAACGTCCTCCCAACTATGGTCACTGATGGCACGTCGCCCCAGACCCTAACCAACGCGTCAGCCCAGAGCGTCCACTTTGCCACAGTCCCGGTTACTTACAACCTCCCAGCCCTTGCCTCCGTCACCCCTGGCTACGTCTCCTACCACTATGCCCTTGGCGGCGCTTTGTCGTTCGCTCCCAATGGCACTGATAGCTTCTTCGGCATGGGCCCTGGGGTTGCCCTTGGGGTCCCCAATAGCGCCACTGTTGCTATCCGCTCGAATGGCACTAACTGGTTCATCGAGAACCAACGCTACCTTGGCTCCCAAGCGCCAATCAATTTCGGCTTCGCTTGCTCTGTCGCTGCTAGTGCTCTTACTGTCACCGTCACTGACCAGTTTGGCAATGCTCCCTCAGCTACCTCGCCGGTGATCTACCAGCCTGCTACTACCTCCCAAGTCACTGTAAGGGCAGTCACCGGCTCGCTCACAATCACCATCCCCAATGGCGCTACCCTTGGGACCGTGAATGGCCAAGCCTCACGGATCTGGATTGCGATCTTTGACAATGCTGGCACGCCGGTCCTTGGCGTTTACAACGCCCTTAGCTCACCTGGCCTTGGAACAGGCCAAGTACTTTGCTGGGACGAAACCGCTGCTACCTCTGGCACCGCAATCTCTGGCGCTTCCAACCTCGCCCAGACCTGGTACACCAATGGGGCAGTGACATCCAAGCCATTCCGCATCGTCGGCTACTTCGAATCCACCCAACCAACAGCTGGCGCTTGGACTGCGGCGGTGTCGAAGAGCCAGGCCTTTGGCCCTGGGCAGAAGAAGCCAGGGGATGTAGTCCAGGAGTTTGGTACCACTATTGCATCTAGCGATACGTCGCCGGTTAGCGGTACGTTTGTTGCTCTTACCAATAATAGGATCACTATCACCCCACAGTCGGCGGCGAATCTATTACGTATTGAATCCACGCATGAGATTAGTATGGGCTTTGGCAACAACTCCGTTGCAACAATTACACAGCTCTCTCGCGGTACGACGAATAATACTAATATGTTTGGACCGCAAGGGAACTATGCAGCCAACAATACCGCTTCTGCCTCGTTTGGTCAATCGATAATGGTTACGCTCGTAGCTTATGACAGTCCTAACGCCGGGTCAGCGACTACCTACGCCTTGCAGGCTAAGTCTACAACCTCCACGGGAACTGTTGGAACTAACTCTGGTATGACGGTAAAGGAGATCTTTGCATAATGCCCAGTACAACGCCAAAGATGGCCAGGACAATGGCTGGCGCTGCTCACAACCCGACCTTTGCCAAGAAG